GGCAAGGATAGCCACACATGGAAGTGCGGAAGGTGCGGCTGCAAGGATACCCGCGTTGTCAAAACGTGGGCGTTAGATAACGGGGCGATACGACGCAAGCGAGTCTGCCGACACTGTGGCCAGGACTTCACTCACACGACTGAGGTTCCGTGCCCTCGCGGTCTGAGGGTTGTATTGGATCAGGCGGTTGCTTAATTGGTTCGAAATATGCGAACCATTCTCCAGTGACCAAGTTTTGACAAATTGAAGTAATCTTGGCCGGCCTGCCAAATCCGTCAACGCAATCCGTTCTGGCGAAGGCTTCCTGAATTTCTTTCTCAGTCATCGCCGCATTATACGCCAAACAGCCACTAATAGCCAAAGCATCAGAATCGGTTTGACATTCCGAAATACATTCCCTTGAATCAACGATAGATACATGGGGCCGCGGCTATCGCGGCTCCCGTAACGGTAGGAGTTGCAACCTCCGAGACGCGCTAACGTCGAGCCTTTAGCGGGGCGCGAGAAATCGCGGCCCCGTTTTCTTTTAAGGCTCGTACATGCCCGACTCTGCGGACATCGACGCGATTACCGAAGACATCGTGGAATCTTCGGCCAAGCCCTCATCGGCGGTGGTTGACGGTAACAGCGTCACCAGCCGGACGATTGACGAAAAAATCAAGGCCGCGAATTACGTCGCTGGCCAAGTCGCATCAGGCCAAGGGCATTTCGGCCTGCGGTTCACCCAACTGGTTCCACCCGGCTGCGGCTAATGTTCCAACGGATTCGCAACATCTTCCGGCGTTGGATTGGCGATGAGCCGAAGGCACCGGCCCAGAATGTTGACGCCTGGCGGAAGCGTTACGCAGACCTGCGGGCGACTTACGACGCGGCACGGACTACGAGCGAGTACGAGAAGATTTGGGAAAACGCCGACGCCTTCGACGCCGACTCGGCTCACTCGAAAGACGTTCGTCATACGCTCATTAAACGCAGCCGGTACGAAATCGGCAGCAACGGCTACAGCGACGGCATAGCCCAGACATACGCCACGGACCTAGTTGGCGTCGGCCCCACGCTGCGGATGCAGACTGGCAGCGAGGGATTCAATCGGCTTGTCGAGCTGAACTGGTATCGCTGGTGCAAGGCGGTTCACTTCCGCCGAAAGCTCTGGTGCATGGCCCACGCAAAGCATCAGGACGGCGAAGCGTTCGGCATCCTGCGTCGCAATCCAGGCGTTATGCACCCGGTGAAGCTGGACGTTGTATTGCATGAAGCCGACCAGATTCAAACGCCCTACGTGCCATACGACCAGCCGGGCTACATAGACGGAATCAAGTTCGATGAGTTTGGAAACCCGCAGTGGTACGACCTGCTAACGGAACATCCCGGAAACACGCATCGGATGTTCTTTAAGTTCGAGCCGGAACGGGTTGACGCTTCAAAAGTCGTTCATTGGTTCAAGATGCGTCGGCCTGGGCAACACCGTGGCGTGCCTGAATGTTCCAGCACTCTCAACGTAGGTGCCGCTGCCCGACGCTGGCGGGAAGCCACGCTTGCCGCTGCCGAGACTGCCGCAGACTTCACGCTATTTCTGCGGACGCAGTTTCAGCCGACAGATGAGGAAATGCAGTACGCGACCGATTTCACCCAGCAGGAAATCGTAAAGCGAATGATGACGGCCCTGCCCATCGGCTACGAGCCGTTCCAACTGAAGGCCGAACATCCGAACGCGACGCACGAAGGCTTCCACAAGTCGTTGGTGAACGAGCAGGCACGGCCGAAGTCGATGCCGTACAACAAGGCCGCTTGCGACTCATCGGCCTACAACTACGCCAGCGGACGCCTGGACCACCAGACCTACTACTCATCGCTGGACGTTGAGCGCGAAGACTGCAACGAGCTGGTATTAAATCCGCTGTTCGATAGTTGGTTCAATCTGGCCGTGTATCGGCTGGGCTGGTTTGGTGGCGATCCGAATACCGTCAACTACAACGCCCGCGAGCATATCTGGGATTGGCCTAAGCATCGCGTGGCAGACGTTGAGGCCGAAGCGAACGCGAACAAGACGCGGCTACAAAGCGGCCAACTATTCCTGCACCAGCTATTCGCGGATAGCGGCTGGGACTTGGCAGACGAAATCACGAAGGCCTCTGAATCTCTTGGGGCCGGCGAAGACGAAATCAAGACGCGGCTGCTGGACGTGACATTGCCACCGCCGAAGGTTGGCTCGCCACCGGCCGGCGCCCCGGGCAAGGAAACCGAACAAGCGGTGGACGCCGTATTGGCGAAGCTCAACGGGAGGGCCAATGGCTACGCGCACCAATAAACCAGTTATCGCTATCTCTGCCCCTGTGACTGTAGTCGCTGGCGAAATGAGCGGCGACAAGAAGGGGCCGGCGAAGTTTAGTTCCACGTTCTACACGGGCGGCAAGCTGGATATTTCCGGCTGGGACATGCCGGTAGTTGTGGACCTGGCGGCACTGAAGGAAGCCAAAGTTCTAGTCGCCAATCTTGACCACGACCAATCAAAGCGGGTTGGCAATTTCACGGTAGCCAACGACGGGAAGACTCTAGTCGCCAACGGCACCGCCACGGCGAAGACTGCCGCACGGGACGAGGTAATCGAATCAGCCCTGGACGGCTACCAGTGGCAATCGAGCCTCGAAGTCAACCCCAGCAAAGTCACGGAAGTAAAGGCCGGCAAGTCGGTAACTGTCAACGGACAGGAACACGAGGGGCCGGTTTATGTGGTGGCGGGAACTCTCAAAGGTTTTGGGTTCGTTAGCCACGGAGCTGACGACAACACGACAGCAACTATTGCGGCGTCTGCCGCTTCTACGAAAGGGAATGTCATGGACGCTGCTTGCAAAAAGTGGATTGAGGATTTGGGTTTCGACGTTGACACCATCAGCGAAGACCAGCGGACGAACCTTGAAGCGAACTTTAAGGGCCAGAACGGGAAGACGAAGGCCAAGAAGGCCGGCGACCCCTACAGCGAAATGAAGGCCGAGGGCCAACGCCGCAAGGAAATCCACGCCGTTGCAAAGCGGTGGATTGAGATTCACGACAAGGAAGACGACGTGGACTTTATCGGTTCCGTCGAGAAGTGCGTTGACCACGCTATCGAGGCAGGCATTGACGCGAAGGAGTTTCGCGGCGACCTGTACGAGAGCAGCTTTCCATTGGCCCGCACGGTGTCGGCCCCACGGGAGCGAGGCGTTGGCGACCGGGCACTAATGGCTTCCATCTGCGAGGCGAATCGCCTGCCGAACCTCGACAAGCACTTCACGGACCAAGAGCTGCAAGCCGGACGCGACCACTACCCGCACGGCATCGGCCCTGCCGAACTGTTGCTGCTTGGCGCGGAGGCTCGTGGCTATCGACGCACCGGCAGCCGTCAAGTTACCCGCGAGGTGCTTGAATGTGCGTTTGCCAGAACAACGGACGGCCGGACGATTCGAGCCAGCGGCGGATTCTCCACGATCGACGTGGCGAACATTACCGGGGCCGTAGCAAATAAGTTCGTGATGGAAGGCTGGAACGCGGTTGACCAGACCTGCCTTCGCATTGCGAAGATTACGCCGGTTCGCAACTTCCACACCATCACGACCGTAAGCCTGACCGACTCCCTTCGCTACGAGCAGATTGGAGCAGACGGAGAAATCAAGCACGGCACGCTGGATGAGTTGACCTACACCAATCAGGCCGACACCTACGCGAAGATGCTGGCCATCACGCGGAAGGACATTATTAACGACGACGTTAGTGCATTCGCCAGCGTGCCTCGAAAGCTTGGCAACGGGGCAATCAAGCTCCTGAACCATATCTTCTGGACGGAATTCCTGGGTGCCGTCACGGCCAACTTCTTTGGCAGCGGCAACAGCAACATCAATACCGGCGTGGCCGATATGAGCCTCGGCGGATTGGATGCGACCGAGACTGTATTTATGAACCAGACGAACCCAGACGGAACTCCGTTGGCCCTGATGCCTCGAATCCTGCTGGTTCCGACCGCCTTGAAGAATAAGGCCCTCACGCTGATGGGTTCTCAACTCAACGCCCTGGCCATCACGTCCTACGCGACTGGCACCGGCGACGCTAACCCGTTCGCTGGCCGGTTCCGTGTTGAAAGCTCTCCTTACATCAGCGTTAGCTCGTACACGGGTTCCACTTCCACCGCGTGGTGGATGCTGGCCGACCCGAACGAACTGGCGGTTATCTCTATCGCGGCTTTGAACGGCCGAGTTGAGCCGACCGTTGATAGTGCCGAGGCCGACTTTAACACGCTTGGCATTCAGTGGAGGGGCTACAGCGACGTTGGAGTAAACCTCCAAGAGTACCGGGCCGGCGTCCACGCTGACGGAACCACCTAATAACTAACCGCTGCCCGTCCCGTGCTTCCCCCGACAAGGTGAAGCCGGGCGGGTGGTGTCACCTTGTCACCGGAGATTGATATGCAGCACCGATTAAAACACACCCTGGGCCAGTTCGACGCGAAGAAATGCAACGAGCAGTTCGGGGCGAGCCTGTCGCTGGACGCAAAAGACCTGCGGAGAGGTTGCATTATCGACCTGCCTCAAGCCGCGTTTGATTGGCTCACGGGGCCAAGATCCAAGAAGTGCCGAGGGTACTTCGCCCTGATGGAACCTGCAGGCAAAGTTCGCGGCGATGCCAAGGAAACGGAACTGAAGTCACCGGCCAAGTAATGACCGTCAACCTTACAGACCGACGTATCGTGCTTGGGATGCCAGGCTACGGCAAGCAGTCTTCCGCTGCCGGCCGTGCGTTCTGGCGTGCCTGCCGGGATATGACGACCGTCGTCAATGAATACTCGCCAGGCTCATTGCTCGCCTGCAACTTCAATAAGTTGTGGTGCACGGCCCTGAACCTGCACCACCAGGGGCACCGCGTTGATTACTTCGCAATGCTCCACGATGACATCGGCTGCGAAGACTTCTGGCTAGACACGCTCATCAACGAACTAGAGGCGAAGCAGCTCGACGTTCTGGGCGTCGCGGTTCCCATCAAGGACAACCGTGGCCTGACCAGCATCGCCCTGCACCATCGCGGCGACAACTGGAACCCTGAATGTCGTCTGACGATGCACGAGCTGTACGACCTGCCAGAGACGTTTACGAGTGACGACCTGGGCGGGCTGCCTCTGCTACTCAACACCGGCTGCTGGGTGGCGAAGTGGAATCAGGATTGGGCTAAGAAAGTCCATTTCACGATTAACGACCGCATCGTATTCGACCGCACGCAGAACCGCTATTGCCCCGAAGTTGAATCAGAGGATTGGTTCTTCTCGCGGCTGATGAACGAACTCGGCCTGCGTATCGGTTGCACGCGGAAGATAGCCGTTAAGCACGAGGGCGAAGCGGAGTTTCCAAATACGTTCGCTTGGGGTTCGCGTTCATACGACAACGAATCGTGCGTCCACAATCGCACCTGCAGCCCGGTGCCTAACGTCTTCCCGCGTGATATTGAAGGCTGGCTAAGTGAAGCCGAGGCGAAGGCCCTGGCGGAAATAGCGGCCGGCAAGATGGTTCTGGAAATCGGCTCATACTGCGGGCTATCCACAGTTTGCATGGCCCGCACCGCTAAGTATGTCACGGCCTGCGATTACTTCGACGGCAGGGCAACTCCTGCACCGCGCGACACGCTGGCGGACTTCAATCGGAACATTGAACGCTATTCATTGACGCATAAAGTATCGACGGTTCACCCCGATGAGCTGCCAGAGCTGCAGGCAGAATTCGACCTCATATTTATCGACGGTGCCCACGACTACGCCTCAGTAGCGGCCGACATCGTAAAGGCCCTGCGGCTGCTGTCGCCTTGCGGGCTGTTGGCATTCCATGACTACAAACGCAGCGGTGACCCCGGCGTTGAACAGGCCGTTGACGACTTGCTCTTGGACGGCGGCAAACTGCTTTCACTAACTGACACTCTGGCCGTGGTTCGTCCACCGGCTCAAATTCCCTTGGAGGTTTAGGCAATGGCTGATGCAACATTTCGACACGGCGACGTGACTATGGTGGACTACACGCCCGCGAGCGGCAACGTCGCGGAGGGCACCGTAGTCGTACTCGGCACGGTTACCGCGAACACCAGCGGCACGGGCGGCTATGCCACCGTCGCTCATAAGGCGATTACGAACAGCACCCTCGGTGCCGTAAGTGTCGGCGGGGGCATCTACGCGATGGTGAACCTGAACAACGCGGCCACCGGGGCGAAGGTGTATTGGGACATCCAGAACAACACCCGCAAAGTGACGACCGTCAGCACGAACAACGTGCAGATGGGCTACATCGTCAGCACTGGCGGGGCTGGTGCCAATACGACCTGCTACGTCCGCCACGTCCCAGGCCACATCAACGTGTAGCCAATGGCAGACATGCTGGCCGACGCTGCGGACTTCGTAGCGGAGGCACAAACAGAACACCTAAGCCAACAAGTCACCTACACGAAATTCGGAGGTGGGTTCCAGGCGACAGTAGCGGCAACGCTTGGCCGCTCCACAGTTGACCTGCCCGACGCTGGCGGCGGTTTAGTTCGCGTGGAATCCTGGGACTTCCTAATTGACGCGGACTTGCTGGCCATAGCGGGAACCCAATTCGAGCCAGTGAAGGGCGACTTGATTGAGCTAGTGATAGGAACCCAGACGCACCGCCGCGAGGTTATGCCGCTTGGGTTCAATGAGGATGCGTGGGAGTGGGCCGACCGCTACCACCTGAAACGCCGGATACATACCAAGCTCGTGCGGATTGCGTAAATGGCGACCGCCAAACTTGTCGCTATAGCCGATGAAGTCGAAACGACACTTGACGCCGCAAGCCTTGAAATCGCGTTCACGTCAACGCGGCGGTACGTGCCGTATGACCAACTCAAAGACCTCGAAACGATTTCCGTGTCGGTTGTCCCGCAAGCCGAGCGGGCGGTGCCTGACAATCGGGCTGAGTGGAGCTACGAGTACGACATATTCATCTTCGTTCAGAAGCGGCTCACCTCCGCCGCGACGGAAGCGACAGACATCACGGCCGTTGATTCAGTTGTCAAGCTCGCCCAGGACATCGCGGATTACTTCCGCTTTGTGCGGCCAACAGTTCAGGACGTGCCACTCATCGCCATTGAAACTATCCCTTGGAACTTTGAAGCACTGCAAGACAAGAAGCTAATCATATCCACAGTCAAGCTCACCTTCCGAGGGTGGCGAACATAAGATGCCCGACGCAATTTTTAATGCCGCATTTGATAAAGAGCGAGTCACGCTTGCAGCCGGCATTAGTGCGGGCGAAATCTGGCAGATGAAATCTGGACTGGCAGCCTACAACAACGGCATAGCCCGTTCGTCAGGGGACCAGCCAGAGTTTACGACCGAAGGCGTTGTCACTGTCACCAAGTCAAACGGCGTCGTAATCCTCGACGGCGGGCGGGTGTATTGGGACCACTCCGCAGGTTCAGCCACCTACAAGCCGGCGAACGACCGGGACTTCTATATCGGCGTGGCTGTTGGCGATTGGGAGTCTGGCGACCTGCTGATGAACGTTCGGCTCAACGCCCAGCAGGCCAACATAATCGACTTCCAACGCGACGCCTTTGATACGGTTCTAATCGGCACGCAGGCCGTTGGCGGTTTTGGTGAGTGGAAAAGTCGTGGCGGTGCAGTTAAGTGCAACATCACCAGCACGAGCGAGGCCCAAAAGGCCGACATGCTATCGCAGTTCGCTTTCGATAAGACGGCGAACGCGATTGTAGAGCTGATATTCAACGTCCGAGACGACGGCAGCGGAACGGTTGTGGACGTGTCTATGGGTGTGGCGAACGATACGCACGCCTCAAATGCAGACACGATTACGGAATCATGCTTCATTCACCTGGACGCGAACGACACAAGAATCTTTGCCGAGTCGGATGACAACGCGGCCGGCGAAGTTAATGCAACCGACACCACAATTACCTACACGGCCGGCACGCCTGTTGAGGTGTGGTTCGATTTCCGCAACCCGGCAGACATCCAAATCTACATCAACGCGGCTCTAGTGCTTGGCTCTACTACGTTCACCATCAGTGCCGCCACCGGGCCGTTCAAGCTGCTTCTGCACGTTGAGAAGTCGTCAGCGGCGGACACCTACGAAATTGACATAAACCGATTTCACGCTCGCATTGCGGAGCAATAAGGACATAACCAATGGCAGGGGCTTTAATCGGCAGAGAGTGCAAGTTGTACTACAACACGGGCACTTTCGTCACGCCATCTTGGACCGAACTAACCCGCGTCATCGACTTGACGCTGCCAGTAACGGCCGAGTACGGCGACACGAGCAGCCGGGTTTCAATCTTCAAGATGCAGGCCAAGTCTCAGGTTGTCGTTGGCCCGCTGACGTTCGGGTATCGCTACCGCCAGGGCGTCACGGATGCGGTCTTCGATGCCCTGCGGCCAATGGTACTGAACAACACCAAAGTCGAGTTTGCTGTCTGTGACGGCACGATTGCCACGAGCGGCAACGAATACCTGCGGGCCACATATCAAATCAGCTTTACCATCAATCAGCCTATGGGCGACGGCGTAAGCGTTGATTTCGAGGCCGTTGTTGCCAGCGAGGAAGACAGCGGCACAATCCGCGAGCCGGCCTGGGTAACAGTTTAGAGGTACTATGTTCACCGAAGTTGAGACATTGCAACTGGACCGCATCTATAAGGACGCCTCCCACAAGGTGGCAGAGCTACCCGCACGCGAGAAGGCCGAATTCCTGAAGGCCGAACAGCAGCACCGCAAGCCGTACCCGATAACGCCGCTGACGGCTATCCCGGCCCCGCTGCTGGAGAAGGTACTGGACGCCATAACCGGCGAGATTCCTGCCGACGTGCGTCCCCTGATTGGCCCGCTGCGTAAGGCCACACGCGGTTGTGAAACCGGCGCCGATGCTAACCTGCTATCCGCCCAACTGAAGGCGGTTCTGGACGCCGCAGGCCTGACGCCGAAGGAGGCCTAATGCACGCCTTCAAGGATAAGGACGGCCGGGAATGGGGCGTGCATCTTAACGGCTGGCAACTAAAGAAGATTCAAGAGAAGCTAGGCCACAAGTGCCGAGATCCGCAGGCCGTGCTTGCCGCCAGCGATGACCCGCCTTTGTTACTGGACATCCTATTCGTATTGTGCGAGGCCCAGGTTGCCGAGCGTGGCCTGACGGAACAGCAGTTCTGCGAGGCCCTCGAAGGCGACGCCTTAGACGAAGCAACGGCCGCTTATCTAGACGAATCAATCCCTTTTGTCCCGCGCCAATACAGGGCACTCCTGGCACAGGTGTTGGCGGAAGCGAAGACGGCCCAGGAGAGGGCGACGGAGGAACTGACGAAGGACATGAGGGCAGTCATCGACAAGGCGATGGGCCAAGTTCAGAGCCTATTACCTGGGACCAATACTGGCAATTCATCTGGGAAGCCGCTGGCGTCACTGGCCTAGATCCGATGCCTCGCACGGCACGGGAAATGGTTTGGGCGTATCAGGGCCGGGCCTACCTCGAATACGAACAGACAGCGGAGATTTGGGCAGTGATAGCAGAAGTGAACCGCGACAAGTCGAGGAAGCCGACGCCGTTCACGGCCCAAGATAAGTTCATGCGGCCTGGGGCGAAGGTTCATCGGCCTGGCCGGCTGACGGCTGAGACGTTCAAGACACTAAAAGGTGCGTTCACCACGCCCACCAAATGAGCCATGTCGTTCGGCGTAAAGATGACCGTCAAGAACCTATTTTTCGACCGGGCTACCGTCGTCCGCGAAGTAGGGAAGCTAAACGCGAAAGCGTTGAGCAAGGCGGGGGCGTTCGTGCAGCGGCGGGCACGAAGCAGCATGAAGCGACGCAAGGCCATCTCACCGCCAGGGAAGCCGCCAAGCGCTCACAGTAAAGACCCCGTAGCTACTCTAAAGAAGATTCTATTCGCCTACGAACCCTCCCGCATGAGCGTGGTAGTCGGCCCGGTGTTACTCAACGGCCAGGGCGGCAGCGTGCCAGCCCTCCATGAATTCGGCGGCAGCCGGCTAATACACGTCACTCGCCACCATCGCGGCCAAAAGGTGCAGTTAGCCAAGCAGGCCACCTACCCGCCGCGTCCATTCATGGCCCCAGCCCTCGCAGCCGAGGCCCCTAAGTTCCCGATGCTGTGGGCATCTAGTGCAGCGAGGGTTGCATGAGTGCAGCAGCAATCAGAGCCGGTCAAGCGTTCGTTGAGCTGACGATACGGGATAAGTTAGGCCAGGGCCTTAACGCTGCCTCTGCACGGCTGAAGGCCTTTGCGGCAAGTGTGTCTGCTGTCGCGGCACTTGCTATTAAGCACTTCGCCAACTTGGGTTCCGAGTTGCACGACATGTCGCTTCGCACGGGGTTAGCGACTGACAACCTATCGGAACTGAAATACGCAGCCGAACAAACCGGGGCCACGATTCAGGATGTAGAGAAGGCTATTCGCTTCATGCAGAAGCAGGGCCTGGATGCTACGAAGTTCGATGAGGTTCTAAAGGCCGTTTCCGGTATCGCAGATGCAAGCGAGCGAGCGGCTATGGCCATGAAGATATTTGGCCGTGGCGGCACTTCGCTTTTGTCAATGGCGAAGGAACTGCCACAACTAAGGCAGGAGGCCCGCGAGTTGGGTGTTTCAGTGTCGCCAGGCCGGGCCGCGTTATCCGACGCCTTGGGCGATGAGTTTGGGAGGCTTAAGACGGCGTTGAGCGGGCTGGCAATGAACTTCGGAGACATGATGGCCCCAGCCGTACTGGCCGTAACGCAGATGCTAGTTGGGGCAGTGGTCGGCCTATCAAAGTTCACGGTGGCTCTAGCGGCTGCCACGAAGTCACTCGTTGGAAAGGCCGCTTCATGGTTTGAAGGCCTGACCGGAAAAGGCCAAACAACCCCTCAGGGAATGGCATTCAAGCAGCTTTTGCTATGGCTTCAAGGTAAGCCAAATCTATTTGACGAACAGGCCAAGAAAAAACGCAGACCGCCTCCCGATTTGTCAGAGTTTCTTATGTCCAGAGTTGGCCAAAGTTCACGGGGCCAATTCGGCGGATTCCGAGCGGGGGCACTTGGCATCGGCAGCGGGGCCAGCACTAAGCAACAACTGGAAGACGTCAAGCGGCTGCTTAAAAACATCGACATGCACGTCCAGGAAAACGTCAGAGCCGTGGAAGACATAGAGGGCGGGGAGTTTGGCTAATGGCTGTATGGTGCCAGGAAACAACGACAAGCCGGCAGGGGAGCAGCGACGGTTCCCAGGAGTTGACGTTTGTCGTTCAAGGAACCACGGACGACTTGGAGGCTGAGGCCTATGCCTTCGCACGCTCGCCAATCGCCCATCTTGGCTTGCCTCGTATGCCGATACCGACGAAACGGGAAGTCGGCAGGGGCCACTACGAGTTTACCTTTCAGTACAAGCAAGGCGAGGGCGAAGACCCCAACAACGAACCGCAGGGCGACTTGCCGACGATTGGCAAGCTGACCTTTGAGCCGGTGAACGGCACCCAGCACGTAACGCAATGCCTGTACCAAACGGGCTACGCTAATGGAGTCAATACGAGGCCTATCGCGGATTCGCGGATAGTGGGCTTGCACAAGGACGGCGTCAACGGCGTCGATATAGATTCACCCGGATCTCTTATCACGCTGGAAAAACTGTTTCTGCCGGGGGCCATCAGCGGGAACTATATCGCTGGCCTGGAACTTTTACGCGGGTGCGTGAACCTTTACCCGTACACCATCGGGTGGGCGCTCAACAGTGCTAGATACCAGAGAACCTACGAGCCAGACGAACTGCGGTTCATGGGGGCCACGCTGTCAGTAACCGAGACGCCTAAAGGGCTGTCGGCGTGGAGCGTGCAATATAAGTGGCTGCACGCAAACAACCATCGGAACATTGAATTTGCGACTGGCAGTGCGCCAATCATCGTGCCCTACATAGGCGGCCACAATTACATTTGGGTGTTCTACGATAAGTCCCAAATCAACGGCGACATAGCGGCGACGATTGAGGTGCCAAAGGCCGTGTTCGTGTCTTATATGTACCCGCTCGCCAACTTTATACAGTTCATTGGCTTTTAGATATGGCCGTGAAGCGAGGCGACAAACTCAGCCGGAATATCACGGCGAACGATTGGAACGCCATGCTGGCCCTCGTCTCGCAAGAGAAGGGCAGGGCAGCCGACAAGCTCGCGGAGGTGCTGCGTACCATCTACAGCCCGTCTGTCTGCTGGGTGCAGAACACCACGAGCAGCCCGCGAGCCGCCTTCGAGGTTATGTCCCTCGACAACATCATTGCCGACGTGCGGGTGTACGAGGGCGAGAAGTACAAGCCGATACACTTCACCGGGACCACTATTACGAACAACCCGCTATACAGCTATTGCGTGCTTCAGGAACCGGCAGCACCTAACGGCGGCTTCGCTCGTGCGGTTGTCGCGGGCGTGACGCTGTGCAAGCTGAACATTACGCACGCCTCGGATATGTGGGCTGACGTGGTGGACAGCGTGAACACGACGCTGAAGACGCATTGCGTTGGAAGTTCCCGCGTAATTCTGAAGAACAGCGGGACCGGGAGCGGAGACAAGTGGGGAATACTGCGGATTGGCGACCGTAGCGGCGAGGTGTTGGTATTCAACGACACCGGCAGCACGATTAGCAGCGGCGGGAGCGGGGTGGCATCCGTGGCCTCTGGTACGCCACTCAGCGAGACACTTACTGGGCAAGAGATTCTGGCCTACAACAGAACCGGCTTCGATTGGGGCGACCAGAAGTTCGGCACGCTGGCACTTTTGGGTGGCCGTGGGCCATACGTATCGCCGCTAGAATCGCCGTGAGAAACGACCCGCGACATCAGACGATTAGGCTCGTGGCGTTGTGCCTGGCCGTTGCTATTGTGTCCAATTGGAACCGGGACGCTGCGGCACTCCTGGCCCTGATGATTCCAATGGGACTTCTAGACGCATCGCCAACAATCTGCGGCGGCTACATCGTGGCCGGCACGCTGCCGAGTCAGGTGCAGTTGGATGTATCGGGCGTGGTGGAATTCCCGGCCGTGAACTGCGGGGCCTGCGTCGCGGAAGTGAATGATTCTTTTGTTCTGGACCCGCACCCGTCCCTAGCCTGCACCTATACCTCTTCGGACGTTGGCATATTCTGCTACGGCGACATTGACGCCTTTTATCAGGACCAGTTCAGAATCAGAATTTACAACACCAGCAATGAGATTCGTTGGGCGAAGGCATACCCAGGCGGCACGCCGTTTGACGCCAGTGCAAATATCTCTGCCATTCCTTACGTATCGCAGACCACGAACGGCACTTGCGACGGCTCATCGTCCAGCGTGAACATGACGGCCATACCGTGACGTGCGACCTGGCAACAGACTTCGAGCAAGATGGCAAGGTGCGGCACTATTGCCGGCGTGGTTGCACGAATGACAGCGGGGCACTTAGAACCTATTGGGTGCCAGTGGGGCGGAAGTTGTACCCTGGCCGATGCAAGAGCTGGCCATATTGGTACGAGCCGGGGGGCTGGCTATCGCTTATCTTTGAAGCGTTCGGCGTGAGGCCGTGGAGGGGCTGCGGTTGTAAGGACCGGCAGGCCTGGCTCGATAACGTGGGCCGGCAAATCTCCCGAAACCAAGATTCCACCGGCGTCAGCACTTCCACTCCAAAGTAGCGTTCAGCTATCATCGCCCCCACCCAAAGGCCGAATAAGCCGCCAGCTATCCATGCCACCACGAAGACGCTGGGAAGCGGCCCTTTGTGCCTGTGGCGCCGTGGCCTAAAGAAACGCCGGTGCTGCCTTGTCCTGATTCTCAGGCCGTCCATTGCGGTACTATACCGCAACTACCACGGCCTAAATAGCTTTGTCTCATCCTGACGCATCAAGCTAGGGTCAATGTAGCTACGCCTAGTAGTGGCCGGATCCGAGTGCCCCAAAGCCTGCGTCGCATCCTGGCCGGTTACGTGCAGCCAGCTAGCATGGCTCACCCTCATACGGTGGTACTTGCAATACCTATCAGACGGCAGGCCAGCCCACGTCAACAGCTTGCGGTAATCGTAGTACAGCATTGTGGCATCTTTGGCCCACGGGAATACCAAGTCACGTTTAGGCCCATTGGGCGGTAGTATCTGCTCGAGCATCAGAACCAAATCAGCCCACAGCCGATGTACTGCCGGCTTGCGTTTGCCCTTGCGGATACTGGCCGGCAGTACGGCAACACGCTCTTCGAGGTGCAGGTGTTCCACCCTCATTACCAGCGTCGCCCCAATTCTTTCGCCGCTGCACCACAGGAACCCGTGAAGGCACATCCACCAACGCCACGCCGGTATGCCGCATATGTCGCCACGCCAACGCCGGCAGGAGTTGAAGATTCGTACTAGCTCATCTTCACGCCAGGCCACGGGAATCTTCTCAGGTTCAGGCACGAACGTGAACGCGGGCCACTCTTGGACGTGACGTTTCTTAGCAGCCCAAGTCCAGAACGCTTTGATACGGCCTGCCCGTTCGTTGGCGGTTCGTTCTGCGAGCTGTCGCCGCGTGAGCAGGTGGCGAATCAACGCTGTTAGATTCTCGTCCGACAGATCCGCCAGCGTCGGCTCACGGCCCAGCAGTTCGGCTAGGTCATCGACGGCACGGCGGTAGTGTTCCACCGTCTTGCTATCGCGGATTTTCAGGTTTTGCGGGATGTACTTGCCGAGAACCCAAGCACGCAAATTGTCCGCCATCGTACAGCAGCAGTTACGGGAATCCGCATCCTTGTGACCACGCCTCCGCGTGTCCTTTGTTGTCCGTCAAGAAGCAGTATGCCATGCGATTCTTAACAATTCGTAATGGAAAAATATTTGCACCAAGCTATGCAACATAAGGCGACTTCGCAGGTGCAGTTCAATTGCCGTAGGGGGTGTTGGAGCTTTCCATCCAAGCTAATTGCGGGGAATGGAAAGTCAAAACCGAAAACGGCGGGGGCCGGTGGGACTGACGCTTGTGGTTCCGCTATCACCCGGCCCCTGCCGCCTTTTGACACGTCGTAGCGTAACCGCTACATTAAGGGGATGTCAACGATGCCATTTCGCGACAATTTCAGGGATAACCTGCGGAAGTGGTTGGACCGTGGCGAGCTAACAATTACGAAGCTCGCCGAACTGGCCGGCGTTCACCGGGTGACAATTCACAAAATTCTTTCCGGTGAAATCGAGCCAAGCCTGTCACTATGCGAGAAAATCGCACAGAAAACAGGCACTTCTCCGCCCGAAAAGATTTTCCAAAAAAATCGCCGCCAACTGGCTAAGTCGGCTTGACATGGTGTAGCGTACTACGCTACATTCCCTCGCGTTGGTTAGGTGTGATAGCCGAGCCAACAGCGAACTAACAAGCGACTTCTGGCCGGGCGAATCTTTGGCCAATCGTCGCAGGAATCTTTGGCGACACGGATTTGCGTCTCATTTCTTTTCTTAGGAGAACCCAATGAACGTGACAAAGGAAACGATTACCCCCGAAGCAGCCATTCGTGACTGAGGTTCGCTCCCAACTAATAACCGTTATTAGTTCACCAGCCGCCAGGTCAGCTAGCCAACCTAGAGTCGGCCGCGACGGAAAGAAGCGACGGCCCAGCGTCAAAACGCAGCAGGCCAAACCGCCGAAGCAACCGCCCGACCAACTACCGAAACAGCAGCCGCTACCGCCCCCGCAGGAGGTGGTGGAAGAACGTGGCGTGTTTTGTGATCTACGCAAAGTGTTCGACGCAATGACTGTTGACCAGAGATTCCAGGCTTCGCTTATGTGGGCCGGATGGATTGAGGATGCAGCATGACGCGCGACGAACAAGATCCACCCCGAAGCAACCGAACAAGACCTTACACCCAGCGGCTCGTCGCCACTGGACCCCCGCCACGTTCATGTTGAGTCGCGTGGCGGGTTTTAGAACACGGACCTCGGATGGGCACGGACGCAATTCATGGACGACCACGGCGGCACGACGCCGCCAATTTTTCACGGAGGAACCATGCTACTGCACATCATCAAAGCCACTCGCACCGACCAGTACGTGACCATACGCGACGACGAAGGCCGCGTGGCCGAGTTGCGTGTGTGGCATCTGCGGGAGTTGATTGTTGAGGAATACGAAACCAACGAGGAAAGGAAAGCAGCGTGACCACCGACCCACTTTTGAATCACAACATTCGCTGCCAGCGTGAACTTGACCGCGAGGCACGTCTGGACGCGGATGCGAGGTTTAGCACAGACACAGAAGGGCACGCACTATCGCGGGCCATTATCCAGTTCGTAGAGAAATACGTGGCCTGGCCACAACAGCTCGACGCTTCTCTCGCACTTAATGAGATGATTGCCGACCGTTGCAAGGCGATACTTAAAGCGGCTGTGAAGATAGGTGCGACCAATGCGACGGAGAGGGGACGGTAGAGGATGAACATCGAAGTTGACCTACCAGCCGAAGCCTACCACTCCAAAACGGAATGGCTTAGCAGCTCCATGTTCAAGGACTTCCTAGACGACCCCCGCTTATACGAATCGCGCTACCTCCACAAGTCACTACCGCCCAAGCGATCGCAGGCCATGGACCTCGGCACCGTTGGCCACGCGGCCATACTAGAACCCCACGTTATCGACGGCGTTTGCTTGGAGATCCCGGCCAAGGTTCTGAACAGCCAGGGCCACAAGAAGGGCGAAGCCTGGGCAGCATTCCAGCTAGAACACGCCGACCGCATTCTGCTAAAGGGCGACGAGCTGAAGCAGGTTCGCGGCATGTTCGACGCGTGCTATGCCCACCCGGTTGCCAAGCGGCTTCTGATGGCTGCCGGTGCCACAGAGTCATCTATCTTTTGGACGTGCGGACTATCCGGCGTTAAGCGTCGCGTTCGGCCCGACAAAATCGTTGACGGCTGGGGCTGGTGCAACGTCAAGACAACCACGGCCGGCGTCGATGAGGATTCATTCCGGCGAACCGTGCGGCAGTTCAGATACGACGTGGGCCAGGAATACTACAGGGACGCTGGCGAACGGATGTACGGCGAGCGGCCTCGGCATGTATTCCTGTTAGTCGAGCAGGACGTGCCACACCGTGTTCGCGTGTACTCGCTTGGTCAGAAGTGGGTTGACGCGGCTCGCACCGTCGTTGAGCTGGGGCTGTTGGACTTTGCCCAGCGTCATCAGTCAGGCGATTGGTCGCACGTTTCAGAGAGAGACATATTCCAACTTTCATAGGAGCAACTATGGCCGCTAACGCCCTATCCCTACGCCTCGCACCCGACAAGATTCGGGCAATGGAGGTAGTTATCAACGAATGCGGCCTGCACCACATCGACGGTGCCTCGCAGTTTGAAGCGATGTTCCGTATGGCAGCCGGCGTCAGGGAGCTAAAGGCCCTGATTACCGATGAGGCCATGAAGGACGTTATGCAGCTGCAGAACACGGCCCTCGGCTTCAGAACCGACAGGCCGCAAGGCTACGAAATCGGCATCGTCAAGGACGTGATTATCGAGGCGTGTCTACGCGGGCTGCGGCCGATTGGAAATGAATTCAACATTATCAGCGGCCGGCTGTACACGACCAAAGAGGGCTACGCCCGCCTAGTCCGCGAGTACCCCGGCCTGACTGACCTGAAGCTAACCCCAGGTATCCCAGCAATGAAAACTGGCGGGGCCTTAGTGCCGTTCAAGGCAGTCTGGAAACTTGACGGCAAGCCCGACTCCCTGGACCGCGAGTTTGCGGTGCGAGTCAATTCGGGTATGGGTGCCGATGCAATCTTGGGCAAGGCAACTCGAAAGATGCTCTGTGCAATCTACGGCCACCTGACAGGCAGCGAACACGCTTTGCCAGAGGGCGAAGTTGACGACCTGCTAGAAGTGCAGGCCGAGCCGCGTTCTGCCCCTAGCGGGCTGGCTGAGACGTTGCCAGAGCCACGGGACGGAAACCACAGGCAACCGGAGCTAATAGCATGAGCTACACCTATCAAGGCCTCCGCGACAAACACGCCGCCGAACGCCAGGCCCACGACAAGACGCGGGCTGAACTGGCGGCTTTAGAGAATCGAATCAATCAAGTCATCTTCAAGTGCCGCAGGCATGAGCATCCTGGTGTGAGCCTGGGCGTGCATGAGTTTGCGGCGAGTGTGAGGCGGATGCTCGAATCGGATTGAGGATTGACAGGCCAAGGACAAAGGATTGGGGCCGACGTATGGCACGCTCACGAAACCTAAAGCCGAGTTTCTTTACCAACGAGGAACTTGGAAAGCTAGACGACGCAGCCTGCCTGCTGTTCGCTGGACTGTGGACGCTGGCAGACCGCGAGGGTCGACTGAAGGATAGCCCAGACTGGATTAAGGCTCACGTATTCCCGTACAAGCGGCGGCCTGTGGATGCCCTGCTAGACAAGTTGGCGTTGGCAGGTTTCATCATTCGCTACGCGGCCGAGGGTGGTCGTTTCATTCAGGTTGTCAAGTTCCTAAAGCACCAGACACCGCACATTAAAGAACCGGAAAGTCTGATACCAGTACCAGACTCGTCTTGTACTGAAACAAGTCTTGTCTGTCATTCCAATAGTATAGAGGGATTCAGTAAGAGGGATTCAGTAAGAGGGATTCAGTTTCAGCCACCGACCGTTGAGGACGTGGCGGCCTACTGCCGAGAGCGTGGCAACGGGGTTGACGCCGAACAATTCGTGGCGTTCTACGCATCAAACGGCTGGAAGGTAGGCAAAAACGGCATGAAGAGCTGGCAAGGTGCCGTAATCACTTGGGAGAAAAACCAAGGCAAATTCAACGGCAAGCCGGCCCAGCCTCGCACCATCAGGAGCATTTGCGATGACTAGGTCCGACTTTGACCGCTGGTGGGCTGACCTCATTTCGCGGTTTCCCAACGTCGATGCGTGGCTAATGCGAGTGGCACCTGAGACAACGGCGCAGAGAACCATGCTGCGAACCTGGGCCGACGTTCTCGCCGACGTTCCCCTCACCGACGCCCTCGACGTAAACCGCCAAATGCAAAGCGGCGACGCTGAGTACGTAGCCGACTTCCATGAACAGGACTTGCCAAAGCACGTGCGACGCTTGGCACGCCAACTATCGTGGGACCGCCGCAAGCGAACCGATGACGACTGTGAACTCGACAGGCGCCCTAGCGAATTCCCGGCCGGCAAGATACTGCGTCACATAATCGAGGCCCGCGATCGTGGCGTGCCGTTAGCCGAGGCGAAGGCACAAGCCCTGTCCCTATTCCCAATCAAGCCCCCACGCTGGGAACCACGCTACAACTGCCACCTATGCCTTGACGTGGGCCGCGTGCTTGTCGCCAGCCCAACTGCAATTCGGGCCATGCTGAAGGGCGACTTCGACCGCTGCCACCACCGCGAGTGCGTAGTGAAGTGCAAGTGCCGTGAACACCTGCCTTGCAATCCAAATCGCCCGCTCGCGGTTTATGACGCGAAACTCTGTTTCAAGATTCAAGACTCGCTTTGGAATGCTGCCGAGGTTCAGCGGTTTGAAGCCTGGGTGGAGGAACAACGGGAGCGGAGTGCTACGGCGAGGGCACAGGCTAACCCGCGTTACGAACAAGCCTTTGCGGAGTGGAACGCAAGATGACTACGCCCATCGACTCCGGGGTGCGTGAAATGGTTCCCAAGACCATGTACGTGTACCTGTCCGCATCAGTTTTACCCTGCAACCCAGATGTGCCGCTCACGTTCACGCCAGAGTGGGAGAGCATGTCCGAGACTCGCGAGGGCGTAGAGGCTTATATCACAGAGTGGTCTGCGGAGGACGTGGGCATCATCACGGAACTCACGATTGAGTCGAAAGAGATTGCCAGGATTCCGCCCGATGCGATGTTTCGCGGCGAGCCAGAGTATGTGGATTGGTGGCGTAATCGGTTTAAGAAGCCAGAGTACATGCCGCTGTTTGAAGGGGCTAGTGAATGACGCCCATCGACTCCATAATCGACGAGGTTTGCAAGTGCGTGAAGTGCGGCAAGGGCCGGAAGGAATGCCGGTGCTGGATTTCCTGTGTCTGCCCTAAATGCAACGCGACTTGGATGATTGAGAACGAGCGGCCAATGTCGCCAAACATCGCAAGAATTGAAGTCGTCTGTATAAACTGTGACCCACGATGCAAAGGCGATAGCTTCCGCATGTTCGACTACGAAGGCAATGAGATATGAACGCTTTTGCGGAGTGGAATAACCGATGACTACAGCACAGAAAACTGACTTGTTCACTTGCAACGACTGCGGTGCCTCTTTCCGCCTAACATCGGTGGAGGTGCTGGAAGACACGATAGAGTTTTGCCCATTCTGCGGGGAGACGTTCTGCGATGTGGAAGACTTGGAAGATGAGGCCAAAGAATGAAGGCCCACCTCGAACAACGCTTCCTAGAATCCTGGCGGCGGCTATTCCCGTCGTTGCCTACGCCGACGATGCAACACAAGTTCCACCCGACGCGAAAGTGGCGATGGGACTTCAGCTTCCCCGAATACCTGTTGGCGGTTGAAATCCAGGGCGGCTCGTGGATAGGCGGCGGGCACAATCGCGGCAGGCAACAGCAAAAGGATTACGAGAAGCAACGCGAGGCCGTGAAGCTGGGGTGGCGAGTGCTGCCGTTCAATACGGCCGATATGAGCGACCCCGACTACTGTGCGACGTTTGTTGCGGAAGTGCTTTGTGATGCAAAGGACACCGGACCCTAAATCCAGTGCATGAACAAAGTAGCTACTGATGACTGACGCAGAAATCAAGGTAGAGGTAGTCCTGTACGTGGAGGAATTTTATGATTGGCGTGCATTTAACTCTGGAAGCGACCAACGCCACGCTCGACAGCAACAGCGAGGAGGCCGCGCTACTCCGCGCCGAGCTGCGCGACATGCTGAACCGCTTTGCGACGGAGTGGAACAGCAAATGTGAGGAGATTAACCAGCGCACGCCGCTCAAATATGTGGCGTTCATGCGTTGACGCACTGGATTA